ACAGACGGCCGGAATGCCTGATATTGTCGGCAAAGGACACGGCTGGAAAACGATTGGAGACGATAGAGGTAAACTTGAAGACACTGGATATCGTCCAGTCCCGATCCTTCTGTAACGGCGTAAGCGAGTATCACGACCAGATAGTAAAGCTGGTGAAGAAGAATATGAACCTGATTTGTCAGAAATTGATAGCATAAAAGATTTAGTTGAATGGAATATATAGAATTTCTAAGAAATAAGATGGCTATCAGCCATCAAACAGGATTTGAAATTAATTCGGAAGAAATTACCCCGACATTATATCCTCATGTAAAAGATACCGTTCGTTGGGCGGTTGCCGGTGGATGCCGTGCTATATTCTCCAGCTTCGGTATGCAAAAGACAGTCACCCAGCTGAAATACTTCGGGTAATCTTGAACCATAAAGGAGGCAAGGGATTGATCGTTTGCCCAAAGCGTGTGGTGGTCGAGTTCCTGACACAAGCGGAACAGCACTTGCACATGAAAGTAACCTATGTCCGAACTATGGCAGATGTGATGATATGTCCTACCGACATCATGGTAACAAACTACGAACGTGTGCGTGATGGTGAGGATGGAGTGAGAATAGATCCGTCCTATTTTACTGCAACATCATTGGATGAAGCCAGCGTGTTGCGCGGATTCGGCACCAAGATCTATCAGGAGTTTCTACCGTTGTTCTCGGGTGTTCCTTACAGGTTTGTCGCTACGGCTACACCTTCGCCAAACAGATACAAGGAACTTATACATTATGCTGGTTATCTTGGTGTGATGGACACCGGACAGGCTCTTACTCGATTCTTTCAGCGAGACAGCACGAAGGCGAATAACTTGACACTTTATCCGCATAAGGAAAAAGAGTTTTGGTTGTGGGTATCTACATGGGCGTTGTTCCTAACCAAGCCTTCCGACCTCGGTTATCCGGATACTGGCTATGAGTTGCCTGAACTCCGCGTACATGAAGAGATTGTGAATGTGGACAATTCTACGGCTGGAGCTGATCGTGACGGACAGGTGAAAATGTTTCGTGAGGCTGCTCTCGGACTTGCTGACGCGGCAAAAGAACGCCGAGATAACATGCAGGAAAAGATTGCCCGTGTGGTAGAGATAATCAATCGCCCGGAAAACAAGGACGACCATTTCCTTTTATGGCATGACTTGGAAGCTGAACGGCTGGAACTATGCAAAGCGATTCCTGGTTGTAAGGCTGTCTATGGTTCACAAGACGATGAAGAAGCCGACAAGGTAATATCCGACTTCAAAGATGGCTGGCTGAAATACCTTGCAGCTAAACCGGAGATGCTTGGTGAAGGTCTGAACTTCCAGTATCATTGTCATAAAGCAATCATGTTCATTGACTACCGCTTCAACGATAAGTTCCAAGCGATAGCCCGTATATACCGCTTTATGCAGCAGCATCCCGTTGATCTCTATCTGGTCTATGCCGAAAGCGAGGGTGAAATATTTAAGAGCTTCATGCAGAAATGGGCACAACACCGGGAAATGGTCGCAAATATGACTGATATTGTCCGGCATAACGGTTTGTTCGGTTTGCAGGCCGAGGAAAAGATGATGCGCTGGATGTTCGCCAGTCGGGAAGAAAAATCCGGAAAGTTGTGGAAAGCAATCAATAACGATAATGTATTGGAATGTCAGAAGATGGAAAGTAACTCTGTAGATCTGATCGTAACCAGTATCCCGTTCTCAAATCATTACGAATACACGCCTACATACAATGACTTTGGGCACAATGAAGATAACGATAAGTTCTTTGAACAGATGGATTATCTTACACCAGAGTTAATGCGCATTTTGAAACCGGGTCGGTTGGCCTGCATCCATGTGAAAGATCGTGTTTTGTTCGGCAACGCCACGGGGGATGGTATGCCAACTATTGATCCGTTCAGCGAAATGACTGTATTTCATTACATGAAGCATGGCTTCCGATATATGGGGCGCATTACGGTCGATACTGATGTGGTGAGGGAAAACAACCAGACCTACCGTTTGGGCTATACCGAGATGTGCAAGGATGGTTCCAAGATGGGAGTCGGATGCCCTGAATATGTATTGCTATTTCGCAAGTTGCCTACCGATACCTCACGTGCTTATGCCGACCGGCCTGTTAAGAAGGACAAGAGCGAATACTCGCTGGCCCGTTGGCAGATCGATGCCCATGCAAGTTGGAAGTCTTCCGGCAATTCATTGTTGTCATACGAAGATATGAAAGGTGCTGGAATAGATAAGATTCGGCATTTGTTCCGTAACTACGAACGTGAACATATCTACAACTATGAAGAGCACGTTTCATTTGCTGAAGAGCTGGATGCATACGGGAAACTGCCAAAGACATTTATGGCCGTTGATCCGGTAAGCAAAAAGGATTGGATATGGGATGATGTGGTTCGTATGCGGACGCTTAACACCAAACAGTCGCAAAAGAAACGACAGAATCATATTTGCCCTCTTCAGTTGGACATCGTTGAAAGGCTGATTGAACGGTATTCAAACAAAGGCGAATTGGTATTTGATCCGTTTGGTGGTATTGGAACCGTCCCTTATTGTGCTGTCAAGTTAGGCCGTAGAGGTCTTTCTACGGAACTTAATTATGACTATTGGAAAGATAGCCTTACTTATTTGCGTGAGATTGAAATGGAAGTCGAGGCTCCTACTTTGTTTGATTTGATGGGAATTCCTGAAAGAATGACTGTATAATATGACCTATATAGACTACATAAACCTTTTTTGGAAGACATCACAGAACGTCAAATTTTCTTCGAACGAGGCGTACTTATACTTCTTCTTGTTAAGTGAGTGCAATATTCGGGGTTGGGAAAATCCGTTTGAATGTCCCAACAGGAGAATCATCCTATCGATCGGTATATCTGAACCTACCTTAATCGATTGCAGGAATAGATTACAGAGCAAGGGGTTATTGATATTTGAGTCAGGAAAAAGGAATGAAAAATCTCCCGTTTATTACTTAAATGATTTAAGTAAACACTTTAGTAAAACCTTTAGCAAACGCTTTAGTAAAGACTTAAGTAAAAATCTTAGCAAAGACCCAAGCATATTATATAAGACTATAGACTTAGATAATATACCCCCCACACCCCCCCAAGGGGGTTGACAAAGCAAAAGAAAAAGAGCTTTTGGAAAAGGAGGAGGCTTTACGTGTTTTGGAAGAAGAGTTGAAGAAACGGGAGGCGGAACTGGGGGCACAATCGGACAATCCACCATCCAAACCGAAAAAGCGTCCTAATCCGTTGAACTCGGAAGCAAGGAAACTTTTCGAGGAACACTATCAGGCTCTTTTCTCATCCAGCTATTACTGGAGTGCGAAAGATGCGGGAAATATGTCTTCTTTGCTCAAGAAGTTGAAATTTCAACGGGAGAAGAAGAATTTACCTATTGACGACCAAGGCGTGTTGAATGCTTTGAAGTACTTATTGGATTCAATCACTGATGGATGGATATTGGAAAACTTCAGTGTGACGAATATTAATTCGAAGTTTAATGAAATTGTTTCACAGATAATGGCAAAGAAAAATGGACAAACAACAAGCAATACAACTGTTGTCACAGATAGACTCAACAACAGGCGTACTTCCTCCGGAACTGATGCCGAAAACAAGAGACGCGAGCGTGAGCATCTTGGGCACCTTGCCGATGCCATATTACAACAGTCTGCGGCCCAAAGCAGTAAATGACGTGTTTGATAGCCCAAGTTGCTCTATAGCGGTTATGAACAAAGAATTTGGAGAGACGCATCTTCGTGGATTTATGGTAAAAGTCTTGAATGATTTGATAGATTTTTTCAATGTCGGAAAATCGATCGGAGCGGTGCAAGTCGCACAAACAGTTGATCTGATTATTGATGAATACTATTTCTTTAAGCCTGATGATTTCAAGCTATGTTTTAATCGGGCGAAAAAGGGATTGTATGGAAAGGTTTATGATCGGATAGACGGGGCTGTTATCTTAGAATGGCTTGGCCGGTATGAGAAAGAAAGGGGGGCTATGGCCATGGATGATAGTATCAATAATTCCAAAAGCTGGGATATACCGGAAGGCGATAGGACTTCTAAAACATTGGAACAAGCGTACCATGAGTTTAGGAAGTATGATTTTGAACGAAAATATAAGGTGTAAATATTAATTGGAGAAAAATGAAGATTCTAATGAAAATTTAAATCGTATGAGAAATAGCTTACAACAAAAAAATGTCCACTCTTTCTCCCTTATCTGTCGAAGCGAGCGCATTACCCTTAAATATTCAGACAAAGGATACTATCAATTATAAAAGTATTACTTTTGCAAAAAGTGAAATGAATGGCAAAATATATTGATATATCAAACTGGAAAACGCAGGTCCATGTCCATACAGGAGGTACCAGAGATAAATTTATCGCTATCTCTCCTGACGATGACAAGAAGTACTATTTCAAAACATCCATAAACAAAGGATTCAAGAATTACAAATATGAGTTTTGGTCTGAAGTCATAGCCTCCGAATTGGGACGTTCATTAGGGTTCAATGTCTTGATTTATGATGTCGCTTCTTTTAAAGATAAAATAGGCTGTTTGTCTAAATCTATTATCGAAGAAGATAAGGAAGAGCACCATGACGGATACCGGTACATTGTACAAAAGTATCCTGATTTCAGTGAAAATTTCAAGAAGGCACATTCTTACCAACGAATAATAAGTGCTTTGAAAAATGTACAACTGGAGAATTTGAAGAGGGATGTGATCGAGATGATCATATTTGACGCAATCATCGGAAATACGGACAGACATTCGGAGAATTGGGCACTTGTCGTAAAGAAATCAGAGTATTTCGAAGTGTTCGACAGGTTTTGCGAACACTATGAGAGGTCCAATTGGATTGTCAAATGGATGGTATTCTGTCGGTTTTTCGTCAAGTTCAAAATGACAATCCAATCGTTGAAGAAAATCATAACCCGGCAAAAGACTACCTTTTCCACTATCTATGATAGCGGTAGCAGCCTAGCCAGGGAATTGTCTGATGAAAAGGTCTGCGAGTTGTTAGCTGACGAACAAAAGATGGATCATTTCATCGAAAAGGGGAAACCTGATATTCGGTGGAATAATGAGAACCTGAATCATATAGAGTTGGTCAATACCATTGCTTTGGATGATTATGAAATAGTGCATCAGGTTTTAGAAAGGGTAAAATTACTTTACAACAAACAAATGTTACAAGATCTTGTTTTCCACATAGACAAGAATGTGCCGGAAAATTTTTCAGGTCATAAAATACCGGAAGAAAGAAAACGTTTTATAGTTAAATACATTGATTCGCGAATAAGCAAAATACTACATAGTCATGAACAGATGTTTCGATAAAATATACCTTTCGTGGAGAGTCGGGAAAGGTTCACCAAGAATCATGGTAGGTATACTGGAAGAAAAAGATTCCGGTGTGGTATTCCAATATCTGAAAGAGGGTGTGGAGAGGGCTAGGCAATATGGGTTTAGGGGTTATCCGGGGTTGGCGTTAGAACAAACGGTACACGAGAAAAACGTGTTGGACTTGTTCTCCAAACGTATCATCAACTTTGAACGGACCGACACTAAATGGCTATTGGAGTTTTGGGAGGTGGACCAATCCTTGAAGGAAGATACCCTGTATATGTTGGCCATGACACAAGGGAAAATGCAGACGGACAGCTTCGAGTTCCTGGCCTCTTTCATTCCGGACAATGGATTGTCGTTCGTCACGGATATTGCAGCAATCACACATTACGGGTTCGACCTGGATACCCTGCGCAAAGGAGATTTCCTCACCTTTAAAACAGAGCCGGACAACCCCAAAGACCCTAAGGCCGTAGAGGTCTATTTTGAAGATAAAAAAATAGGATACATCAAGAAAGGTCATAATGAGGTCTTTTTCGGCACACAGCCAGACCGTTTGACGATGCAAGTAAAAGCTATTACAAATACCCCTTCGTTTAAAGAGTTGTATGTGAAAATATCCTCATGAATGATTAGAGGCTTTTATCCCCCTCTGCCCCAAATTGTAAACAAATCCCAAAAGCCCCGGTTCCCATGAAGTGGATTCCGGGGCTTCTTTTTCCTAACACCTAATCACCCCATCCAACCAAATTTAAATTTGGTTGGGCCCAGGGAAAAACATCGTACGGGCAGAATCCAACTGTCCCCCATTTACAACAATAAACAAAAACAAACAAGACAATGAAATCAATGGATTTAAACAAACTAAAACAGGAGGCCTTCGCTATCGTTCAAGTGCATGGCTAGCACGACACAAATTACGGAAGGTGTTTTTCATAAAAAATGGGGAACATATTTCTCTTCTTATATATATTAGTTAAAAATGAGCATAAAAGAACATTCTTGTATTATCTGTAATAAAAGGACTGTATCTGTGATCAAAACAGAAGAAGGGTATATTTGTTATAATTGCTACTCTGATAAAAAGAACCCTCCAAAACAAAAACAACACCATGATAACGAAGAAGCTCGGATTCAGTCGGAGTTTTTCAGCAAGGTTCCTTTATTCTTTCCTAATTTGCCGGATCGACTTCTTTTTGCAGTCCCGAACGGTGGCAGCCGGCATAAAATAGAAGCGGCTAATATGAAGCGCCAAGGTGTTAAACGTGGAGTGGCCGATGTAATCCTTCAGATACCGAAAAAGGGATATGCTTCTCTTTGTCTAGAGTTCAAGACATCTACAGGTAAACAGTCTGCAGAGCAAAAGGAATACCAACGCCAGGTTGAAATGGCGGGTAGTAAGTATGTGATTGTTCGGAGCGTGGAACAGGCTATCCAGGTTATGCAGCAGTATCTGTTATAATTATTACATATATATTGATTTTTAGGTTCTGATTATTTGTGGAAAATTTAATAAATCGTATATTTACCCGATAACATTTAAATCTAAGCAATATGGCAAAACGAAGTAATCCTATAAAAGCATTAAAAGTAAAGATTATCAATATAGTACTGTACCCCGAAGAAGCTCAAAAGACTGAGAATTATATTGAATATTTTAAGAAGATATTTGAAGATAAGATAACAGTTAACACTTATGGTGATAGATATACAAGAGTTCAAACTTATTATACAACAGATGATGGTAATGTTATTTATGGAGCATTTGCAAATGCAGCTTTTTTGATCCAGAGGCCCCCGCTTTAGATAGTGATACAAACGAAGTGGTCCCTTCTGGTGCTGATCCTAAAAAAGGACTTGGATTAAAGACTTGGGAATATTATTTTTTCTCAGAGTACCATCGACTTGTTTTCTTAGATAAAGAAACCTCCGGTTCTCAAATACTTGATTTCTTGAATAGTGCTTTAAATCGTTTTCTGGATAAGGATGACTATCAAGTTAATACAGAAAAAGATAGAGAACTGATAGATCGAATTATTAAATCAACATCGTTGTCTAAGTTAAAGGTGGTAGTGTCCTATTCTAATAATGACAATAATAAAGGATGGAAAAAACTAATAGACGATCAGTTAAAGAGAAGTAGACCTAAAAAGGCTGTGCTTGATTTGAGTGGTTCAAAGAAAATTCCTATTGATGTAACTAGAAGTGAGATGATAACAGGTTTTGTAGAATTAAGCGCATCGAATGGATATGTAGAAGCAAGCGAAATAGATGAAAAAGGAGTTATTCATCCTATTCGGACAATAGATCATCCAATGGTAAAGGTGGTTGAGTTTATTGACAGTCCTATTTCTGCATTGAAAAAAATGATACGTTCTATTGCTGGATTTGGAGAAAAAACATCTGAATAGATGTTATATATTAAAAGAAACTGATTTATGAAGACTATTTATTATCCGGGATGGGGAGTTGTCTGGAAGATATATTCCAGAGAGAACTTAAAAAAATCTATTTGGTTACCGCTGGTTTTAACAGTAGTTTCTTTTGCTATCTGTTTCTTTTCGGGAAAAGCTTCTTTAGATTTAATAGAGTATGTTGCTTCGACAATTCTATCTGTGGGTCCAAATATGCTTGGGTTTACTTTGTCAGGCTATGCTTTAATGATGGGATTGAGCAACTCTGAGTTTGTTCGAGGATTGATTAATTTCAAGGAAGAAGGTAAAGATTATTCTTTATTTCAGTCTTTGAATACGATTTTTGCAGTTGTTTTGGGGATGATGTTTTTGACAACTATTGTAGGCGCATTTGCCTGTATTGTTGTAAAAGCAGAAATATCGCTACCTGAAGCTTGGAGCAGTTTTATAAATGCATACAATTGGGTATGTTTATTTGTTCTGATGTTTTTGATGTATTATACGATTAATGCAATAAAAGATGTTGTAATCAATATCTTTAATTTTGGTCAGTATGTGCAGGTATATGCAGAAAAACAGAAGATGATGAGATAAATGAAAAAGGCTTCGAGTAGGATCCTTTGATGTATAAGTGATTTAAACTCTTTTTGTTTTTTAATCTTTATCTATCAGAATCGCCAAAAGAAATGGCAGAATTAATGTAGAAGTAGAGGGAGGGGAGAATGACAGAATTATTCTCTCTTTTCCTATAATATATAAAAAGATATGGCTAGAGGTCGAAAAAGTTTATTTCGGGAGGAGTATATTCAACTAGCGGAGAATTATGCTTTGTTAGGAGCTACCGATGACGAATTGGCTGATTTTTTTGGTGTATCAAAGCAAACTCTTAACAAATGGAAGAAAGATTATCCAGAATTCCTTGACTCCTTAAAAAGAGGAAAGGATATTGCAGACTCTAATGTTGCTTCGAAATTGTACAACCGCGCAATCGGTTACGACTTCGAGGAAACACATACTGTCTGCAAGAATGGCTTGGTTGTAGGAGAGAAGCATATCAAGAAGCATCAGCCGGCAGATACAACAGCAGCGATATTTTGGTTGAAGAACCGGCAACCGGAGAAGTGGCGCGACCGGAAAGAGTTGCAGATTGGTAATAAGCTGGGCGATGACCTGGAGAGTATGACAGATGAAGAGTTAAGGGCTATTATCCATGGCGAAAAAGAACAATCGGGAAATATTAATACAACAGGCGAAAGCGGCAATATTACTGAGGAGACGGGAGGCGAATAATGACTTTTGGTCATATTGTCTTTACCATGATCCTAAGTTCTTTGCCAAGCGACTATTCTTGAAGAAGGTCGCTGATGCTTTTACGCGGGTGTACGAGTCATATATGGCTGGTATCATCCGCCGGCTTGCTGTGTCTATGCCTCCGCGAGCCGGGAAGTCATATATTTCGTCGTTATTCATTGCCTGGATGCTTGGCCATTTCCCGGAGGAGTCAGTAATGCGTAACTGCTGCTCCGATACGCTGTACAACAAACTGTCCTACGATACCCGTGATATTGTCCGCTCTTCCCGGTTCAAAGAAGTTTTTCCGGATGTAAAACTACGTGGTGATAAACAGAACGTGCATGGCTGGAGCTTGGAAGCTGCCCGGCAGGTGAGTTACTTCGGGGCTGGTGTAGGCGGTACGGTAATCGGTTTCGGTGCGTCTATGTTGGCCATGACCGACGACTTGTATAAGAGTTTGGAAGATGCACTATCTGACACCAATAACGAAAAGGTCTGGTCTTGGAAGCAGGGAACACATGATTCTCGTATCGAGGGAAACTGTTGTTCAATCGACATCGGTACCCGCTGGTCGGCTACGGACGTTCTTGGTCGTATGGAGGAAATGGGGAAGTATGACGAGATTATCCGTATCGCAGCCCTGGATGAGAACGACCGCTCTTTTTGTGAGGATGTACATACGACAGAGTATTACCATGAACTACGAGAGGAAACGGACGATTCCATCTGGTGTGCCGAGTATATGCAGGAACCGATCGAGGCTATTGGGTTGTTGTACCCTAAATCAGAATTAAACCGATTCAAGCTGGCAGATATAGAAGGTAAGCAACCGGATGGTGTTATCGGTGCTACCGATGTGGCAGACGAGGGAGACGACGATTTCTGTGCGCCTATTGCTAAAGTATTCGGTACGAAGTATTTCATTACCGATGTGCTGTTTACGAAAGACAATGTCGAGATTACCGAACCGAAGCTGGTTTCCTTGATCCTTGATACCCGTTGCGACAATATGCGTATCGAGAGTAACAATGGTGGTCGTTTGTTCGCCCTCAATGTCCGTAAGGCTGTAAAGGCAAAGAATGAGAAATGTATCATCCAGGCGAAACCGACAACAGCCAATAAGGATACACGTATCTTGTTGAAGTCTGGTTGGATTAAGAAGCATTGCTATTTCCTGGAAGAGGGCGAGTATAGGAAAGGTTCGGATTACGATCGGTTTATGAAAGCGCTTACCGGATATAAGAAAGAAGGTGGCAATAAGCATGATGATGCGCCGGACGGCATGACGATCCTTGCCGAGAATGTAGAGTTCATCGGGTTGTGCAAGGCTAACTCTGTACGTCGGGTAGCAAGGAGTAGATAATTCGATTTTATAAAATTTTTCCGAGGGGATAATTTTATAATTCAAAATTATCGCTACTTTTACTTCCCAATGTAGACAAAACGAAGATGATATCACATAAACAATATGAGTTTGCGCAAGCAAGAATAGAGAAACTGTTACCATTGGTGGATGATAATACACCTGCAAACGATAGAAATGCAGTTGAACTTATGATGATGTCAGATATAGTGATTGCTTACGAGAAAGAACATTATCCCATAGGTAAGTCGGCTGCGATTAAATAAAAACGTGATCATTTAAAGTGATTGCGCTTTTTCGTTTTATATTTTAGCATAAAACAATTATGCCAAGTATAAACGACATCCTTACAAATGAAGATTTTGGGCAGGTAGTTAGTACGCTATGTGTCGATACGATAGAATACCGAGAACCAAGAGAATATTACAACGAATATAATGGCGAACGTCGGAGACGTAAAACCTCTGTTGGCTGGCGTGAGCCTAAACGTTTAGAAGTCTATTCGGATACTTTGGTGGATAAAAATGGTGAACCAGTACGCCTTCCTGATAAGATCGTAGATGTGGCCCGTATCGTAACCAACTTTCCGAAGAAGGAGGTGCGTACCTCTGTCGCTTTCCTGTTTGGCGGGCAAATGACGATTACCGGAGCTGATCAGAACGATGGTTTCCAAGAGTTCAAACGTGTATGGGAACGCCGATTGAAGATGCAATCCGTTTTGAAGTCATTTGCACGCAAGGTGCTTTCTGAAAGTAAGGCCGCTCTTGTGTTCTATCCGTATATATCCAAAGGATTAGACGGCAAATTGATTACGGAGTTGAAGGTGAAAACGCTCTCTGTTCCCCGTAATGAAAATACTTTATCTGAATTTTATCCCCATTTCGACGATAATGATGATATGGATGCCTTTATCCATCGTTATCAAGTAAATTCTAATGGTATGATCCGGAACAGCTGTACAATCTGGACGGCAGATAAGATTATTACGGCTATCGATGAAATGGGCGGCTGGGTGATAAAAGAGGTTCCCAATCTATTCGGGAAGATTCCGGTTGTGTATGCCGATGTATTCCAACCTGAATGGGATGAAGTAGCGCTTCTGATGGATGCTCGTGAAATGCGTATTTCTCGCATGGTGGATACAAATGATTACTATGGTGATCCGATGTTGAAAACATTCGATGTGGCTGACTTGCCGACTAAAGACACTGTCGGAAAAGAATTGTCTTTTACTTCTAAAGTACATCCGGAAACGCAACAATTGTATCATGGCGATGCGGAATATCTTACTTGGAACGGCTCTCAGCCATCTGTGGATAAAGAGTTGGAAGAAACCAAATGCGAGCTGTTTTCCGGTACATCCACGCCGGATCTTTCCTTTGACAATTTGAAAGGTATTGGCAACCTGTCCGGTGTTGCCCGTAAATTCATGCTGATGGATGCCACTATCAAGGCGAGCGAGAACATGGAAACGTTCGGTCCGGTGGTTCAGCGTTGCGTGTCGGTCGTGTTGGCTGGGATATGCAATATTACCAACATCAAGTACCGTCCTCAATTGGTGAACAACCTGATCGATGTGGAATTTGGTTCCATTTTGCCGGAAGATTTGGCTGAAACCCTGCAAACCTTATCTATTGCCAATGGAGGCAAACCGATTAACGCTCAGCGCACGGTTACGGCTCATTCTCCGCTAACAGAAGACTTGGACGAAGAAATGAAGCTGATGAAGGAAGAGGAGGATACGGCTGCGCAACGTAATAACATGGTTGGTCTGACAATGGGATATGGAGAATGAAAGAACTATCATTTCATGAGCGACAATTCCTGCAACGTCTGTTCCGACAACAAGGCAGCATAAAGTATTCGTTTGACGAGTTTGTTCGTAGGGTAGGATCTCTTCTGGCTAAATGGTCGGATCATGGCGGCGACCGTGTATGGATAGGTAATGCTACTATTGAAAAGCAAATAGAACGTCTGTTGGATGATTTACACACGCAGCTCGTAAGCAATATATCCAATACAGTTACCGATGTATGGAATTTAGGCAATAGGAAAGCGGATGAACTGGTAACGGGCTATATTAAGGATATGGCTATCTCCACTACGCTAAGGGAAAAATTGTTTTCCCGGAATGCCGATGCACTGAATACTTTATTGAAACGTAAAGATGAATTTGGTAAAACCATATCCTCCCGTGTTTGGGATATAACGGACGGGGCTATGGATAATCTGGAATATTATCTTTCTTCGGGTTTATCTTCCGGCCGTCCAGCCGCGTTGATCAGCCAAGATATACGGCAATTGCTAAACGAACCCAACCGTCGTTTCCGCCGTGTAAGGGACGCGAATGGGAAGCTGGTTCTATCCCAGCCAATGAAAGACTATCATCCGGGGCAGGGTGTTTACCGTTCGTCTTACAAAAACGCTCTACGTTTAGCTGCAACGGAGACCAATAAGGCTTTTCGAACTGCCGATTACGAACGTTGGCAGAAAATGGACTTCGTGACTGGTTATGAGGTGGAACGTTCACCATCGAATCACGGTCCGTGTCCTGTATGTGATGCAAAGGCTGGCCAATACTCGAAGGATTTTAAGTTTACGGGCTGGCATCCGTTCTGCATCTGTATAGCTACGCCGGTCATGATGGATCATGAGGAGTTTGCGGAATGGTTGCTGGGGGATGGAAAGATTGAAAGAGATAGTATTTCAATCCAATATTCAAAAGATAGAACGAAAGAGCTGCAAAATTGGGCAAAGCAGTCTTTATTGAATGGCTCATTCTCTCATAAAGATTTTCCGGTACGAGTTAAAATGACAGGAAAGTCTATCAAAGAGTTCTTGAATCAGCCTCATAAGTTCAAGAAAGAGAAGAACGAATTGATAAAAAATATAGGAGCGATATTTGCCGGTTCGGATTACAAGGGGTATACTGAATACCATAAGGATAATCCTATGATTAAATATTCTCATGTTTTTGAAATTGAGTTGAACGGAGAGAAAAGTTGGATTATTGTTAGAGAAGATATAACCGGGAATGCCGTCCTTTATAGTATATCGGATAGTGATAAGGTCTTGACTGGCATAAAAAAGAAGTAGCCCGATAGACCATCACCGTAGAACTACAATCCACGGCTGAATCTGTCAGACTACTCTTTTGCAAAAATATAAATTATCTCCTAATTGTCTAACGATTTTGGAAATTTAATCGTCAAATCAACTATTGTCGTCAGGACAATAGTTGAACTGCGGTGCTGAACACCGTGTTTCAACTGAGGTCGTAATGACCCCAGTTGTTACGATCTGCACAATGGTTGAAATTAATCAAATTACCTCTGCCACCTCCTTTGGCTGCTCTACCACCTTAAATAGATTGGCGAGGAACTCCAATCCTTTCTGGGTGACGAGTACTTTCAAGACCATGAAACCGTCATGGTTGTTGCGGTCAATCCATTTCTCTTTTAGGACGAAATATCCACGTTTCACATATTCCTGTTTCGGTTCGTTCTTGTTCTTGAAGAACACGCCCATATCACGCAGTTTCTGGAACAGGGTGTTTCTTCCGAACGGTAGATTCAGAATTTTAGCAGACTGGCCAATGTCGATACGCTCGTCCGCGTCCATTACTTTATCCATAAATTCAGCCTTGGGGCGTAATTTGTTGTTTTCTTTTACCACGGTTTCAACTTTTCTCTCTAGTTGTTGAATTCGTTCTTCTTTGCGCTTCATGGTATCTTGGGCAACCAACAAGGCACGGGCCATAATCTCCTCCGGAGTCTCATCTGCTTTGGCGACCATGTAGCCTCCTGTTTTGCGGATGGCAGGGAGAATCTCTTCACATACCCAATCCTGGAACTTTTCTGCTTCGGGCAATTTGGAGCGCATGATTAGACGGTAGACATCGGATTCGGGAATAAACGAAATTTCCACTTTCTGTTCCGTACTTTTACCATATTGATTTGTAGTGATTGAGACCCCCTCGTGTTTTACGACCCCCTTGCAATGTCTATTGATAGCATCATATCGGTTACTATATCCTAACATAGCAGCAACATCACTTGCTACAAACATCGGTTTATTCTCTATAACCGTAACTCTGATTTCTCCGAATATCGGACTTTGGAAATATTGTATCTTCGCTTCCATAATAATTCGCGTTTAAAAGTGAAAGGGCAAAGACCGGAATTGCTTATTGTGGCTGTTTGCAATTCCAATCAATACCCTTTATTAATATCTTCCTATGGAGAACAGCCACGGACTCCGGATTAGAACGTTCTGAAATAATATATAAATCAGATTTTCTTTTTCCCGGAAATTTCTTTTCCCGCAGAGATTCTTCCTTCCTCAAAAGCTATCTCCACTGCCTCACTGGCACGAACCTTAGTGATATACCACTTGCCGGAGAGTTTTACCTTGTGGTGGTTAATGTATTTCTTGGCTTCTTTCATGGCTGTTCCTCCACACCTACGTTGATATCGTGGAAAATCGTATAACCTATCATTTCTCCAATGTCAGACATAATGGTGAACAGGTTGTCATAGATTTTTTCCAGTTTGATAGAATAAGCCTCGTTCATCGGGGCTTCGTCATTATCCAGCCAATTCCCGATACGCGACTTGACGGATTTGAGTTCACGCAGCATGGTAGTTAGTTCTTCTCGTTCCTCTTTCAAAGGCAATACTTGCTTTTTCATTTCAGACCTCCTTTCTGCTCCTGTAGTTTCTGATTGAGCTTTTGGTTCTCTGCAAAGAGCTGGTTCATGATGTGGCGTTGGTACGAAAGCATACCTTCGGTTCTACCGATAGCGCGTCCGGCATCATAAGCTGCCTGGAGTTCTAAAGTTGAATACGGTGAACCGGAAGCCAAGATAGCTTGCAATTCAGGATTGGAGTACTTACCCGTTTCGTGGGTGGACGTACTTGTGGCACTACTATTATTCATGCCACTTGTAATTTCATGTTCCTTGGTCATTTTTACTAATGAAATTATAAGATACAAAAAAGGCTGTCAGCCTCCCATTCCGACCAAGGAACACGTTTTATACGAATTATACGTATAGGTAACGTAGTAGGGATTTTGACAGCCTAATATCTTTGTGTTTGGGATATGGGCATAAAAAATCCTATACAGTATATTCATATAATAAAACTTTGTTCCTTGGTCGTTGAACGTTGCAAATATGGGTACTTATTTTTGATTATGCAAATATTTATTCATTATTTTGCAAATGCAACCGTTGATGGATTCGACTTTCTTGCCGGAGGTTGCTATCATCAAGATAAAAAGAAAGAGAGGTTAGAATGCGCAGTGAGTGCGTGTTACTCTCCGTCATCAAGATAGGATAGTTAAGAATAAAAAACTATTCAATTATGGAAACATTGTTTTCATTTATTTGGGAAATCTCGAAAGAGATTATAATCCATTATATCATAAAGATGATAGATAAGTACCTTGGAGATAAATAAAAACTGAAAAGTTTTAGCCTGTGGACGTGTCCATGGGCTTTTTTTATGTCAGTAAAATCCTAATCGTCTTTATATTTTAAACAGAAAACTCTTATGACAATTTTAGATTTAATCAAGGCGGCATGTAAGACGAAAGGCGTGCCAGAGAAGTATGCGGAACGTATTCAGAAGACGTTCAAAATCGAAAAAGCTGAAGGAATGGAGGCTTTTGTGGACCTGTTCAAAGAAAATATCCTTCCGGCTATCCAGGAGGCAGAGAATGAAGCTAAGACTACGGCTGAAACGGCTGCGGTCGCTGCATACGAAGCAAAACATGGATTAAAAGACGGTAAACCGGTGGAAGATCCGGATAAGAATAAGAAAACGGAAGAAGAGCTGTTGAAGGATCTTAGCCCGGAAGTAAAAGCTTATCTGGAAAGTATGAAGAAGAGTGTCGATGATATGGCTAAAAAGGTGGGTGATTCCATTACTAACTCGGCAAACGAAGCCAAAAAAGAAACAGTTCGGAAGCAGTTGAAAGATGCCGGTCTTCCGGACAGCTGGCTGGGACGTGTGGATTTGGCTTCTGAAACGTCTATCGAGGATCAGATCAAGACACTATCCGAAGAATATACCGGAATCCAGCAAAAGGCGATCGATGATGCTGTGGCTCGTGGCGATTACGCTCCCGGTTCCGTAAATCTTCAGGACCGTTCCGAAGCGGATTGGGCGAAGCTGATGGATCAGGACGTCGATAATAGTGCAAATAATCCCGGTGTGGTAAACCTGGGTATTGAATAATCCAAGTAAAGTGTAACGTTATGTACAGAAAAAGAGAAAGAGAATTCCAGTATCCTCCCGGAATTGAAAAGATTATTGAGGATGTGATCGGTGGTGGGACGATTGATCGCAGAGACTTGCAGAACGCTTTGTTCAATGGCAAGGCGTTGGACGAACTGCCTCCGATTGTAATAGTAGTAAAAGATCCGGAAACAGGGCTGTATCATGTATTGAAGACGGCAATGGCTTCCGATGCAGGTAGTGAAACAACTTATAAGGTGGCCAAGAATCATCTGTTCGGTGTGGGTGACTTCGTGACGATTGGTGGCGCTTTGACTGGCGCTTCCGATAAGATCACAGCTATTGATAAGAGTAATGCGGATTTCGATACGATTACGCTGGCAGCAACGATTGGGGCTGCAACAAAAGGTCAAGTATTGGTTCAGGCTAAAGACAAGCAGGCTGCGAAAGCCGCCAAGTTACCTTATGATGGCGAATTGGTCGTCACGATGAATAAAGTCGACTTGACTGTAGCTAACCAGCAGTCCGGGTTATTGGTAAGAGGTACGGTAAACGAATCCTGTATGCCGTTCCCGGTAGATAAGGACTTAAAGGCATTAATGTCGTTTATCCGTTTTGTGTAATCCATTAAAATCTGATATATGGAAAGAAGTTTAATTAAACAGGTGAATAAAAAGAACATGGCGGCTCGTTTGAATACCCGGCATGTGAAACCAGTCGTTTTCCCGAACTTCTTCGGGGTGAAAAGAAAGACTTCGTTGAAGTGGGAGACACTGACCGGCGAGAAGGGTGCTCCGGTAATGGCAGATGTGATCTCTTTTGACGCTTCCGCTCCGCAGAAGACGCGCGAGGTAATCAGCAAGTTGTCCGGTGATATTCCAAAGATAGCCGTTAAGCGTGGTATGAACGAAAGTGATTACAACGAGTACAAACAGTTGGAACGTGACGCACAAGGTGACGCAGATCAATTGGCATTGCTGAACCTGGCTTTCAAGGATCAGGATTTCGTGTATAACTCTGTCCGTGCCCGTTTCGAATGGTGGTGTATGCAGCTCATGAGCCGTGCGGGTTTCCATTTGTCGGCAAAGAATAATAGCGGTGTCGTTACGGCTGAGTTTGTTGGTTGTGATATGCCGAAGAAGAACCAGCGTAAATCTTCTGTAGATTGGAGCAACGCTTCAACGGCCAACGGCTTGCAGGATATCGAAGATACGGTTGTTGCTGCTTCTGCCGAGGGAGTAACGATTCGCTATGTAGTGATGCACGTGGCTGACTTCTCTTTGTTGAAGAAGCAGAAATCAACATTCGACACATTGAAGGCATGGGTTAATTCGTCTTCAAAAATATTGGTGACGAAAAATCTTATCAACGAGTATCTGGCCGAACAGGAAATCCCGGTGAAGATCATTACTGTGAATCCGTCTGTCCGTATCGAGGACAAGGCTCATCGTCGTAAGACGATCAATCCGTGGGAGCGTAAACGTGTATGTTTCTTGGAGGATTTGAAGGTTGGTGATATCCAACACGGACCGATTGCAGCCGAATCTTCCGCTACCTTGCAGAAGATTGCCCTCATGGTAAAACAGGATTGGGTATTGGTTACCAAATGGTCTGAACTGGAACCGTTCAAGGAATGGACGAAAGCAGAAGCAAATGCTATCCCTGTCGTAAACGATCTGGATGCCATGTTCATCATGAAGGTGGATGGCAAGGATTGGAGCGCATCTGAAGATACTGAAGGTACGGATGATATCCCGGCAACATTCTTAGGTGAAACTGTTGAACCGGAAGATCAAACGATTCAGGATACCGAAAACGGAGAATAACGGCCATGGATAAGACGATCCGAGATACAATACTTGCTTATCCCGGTCTTGCCGACTGTGAAGATTTTTTGGACAACGTCGTTTTGCCGGGACGCGGCCTTGAAGGTACAGAGGATAGTAAGACGATCGATATTCAAAAACAAAAGCTGGTGGCTGCCGACCTGTATTCAATGGTCGGTGGTCTACCGGACTTCACAGAAAACAAACTCTCTATCACTTATCCTCGTTCCTGGTATGACGCTACGGCAAAACGGCTGTATAGGGAAGGTGGAGAACCGGAGAAAGCAGAACTGATCGGGAATAAGATTGAAGTTCCAAAAGGAAGGGCACGAAACAGATGGTAAGACGGTATTCACATAAAGCGATAGTAACAATCCAATCCGGACAATTGGTAAAAGGGGAATGGGTTGCCGGAGAACCGACGGAAATAGAGGTTACAGGGCAATACTTTCCATCCAATAGCGGACAGCAATTGAAGCGGAATGTCGATGGGAAGGAATTTATCGTACACGGTGAGTTCTCGACAAAGGCCCGTCCTGTGGAAAATGCGAAGCATATCCGGATTGACAGTATCGCTCTCGATGTGGATATCATTAGCTGGGAACCGTTTCAGACTCACTCTGTAATCTATGTGTAGCTTATGGCAAGGAAAGGTGGTTTGACTCCGATGTGGAGCGATAGAGAAGTAGAACGTTGGTTCGATTATTATGTGGACCGGGCGGAAGAGCGGATATACAAATTATTGCAACGTGCCGGGGAAGAGTTCGTGAAGATTGCCCGAAAGAAAGGAAACTATCAGGATCATACTGGTAACCTCCGTAGCTCTATCGGTTATGTGATCGTCAAGGATGGCGATATATTGACCGAGAACTACGAGTTGTCAGATAAGAAAGGTACCGATAAATATACGGGATTGAGAGAGGCTAAAAGGCTCGTATCAGAATTACTACCCCTTTATAAGAATGGCTGGGTATTGATTGGTGTAGCCGCTATGCCTTATGCCAAGTATGTGGAAGCAATCGAAAATCTGGATGTTATCTCCGTTGCCACGGAACATGCCGAGGATTGGATCAAGAAACAGAGTCGAATGTTATTTGATAAACTCGCTGAGAAAGGATATTGAACATGGCTGATCAGTTTGATATAGTAGATATCGTGTATGATGCGGTTGAACCGGTCAGTACGAGCTTTATTCTGTACAAAGATCGCTCTGGTGATGGTGAGACAAAGAATCATATCACAATCCGGATGCTCACGTTAAATGAAACAGAGGTTGTGAATAAAGGTTCGGTTAATATCAACGTATTTGTGAAGAATCAAGCGAAAGGCAGGCCTGATCGACAGCTAATGAAAGGAGTGACACGAAAAGTTAAGTCTGCACTACGAAATATCACACCTCCTTTCGGCATGTATTGGAAATCTCGGATCGTATGGTCCGAACCTCTTGGCGAAGCAAAAGAAGGCTTCGATTGTACGAATATAAGATTTGAAGTAATAACAGAAATAGATTAAGAATATGGCTAATGAAAGAAGTTTGGCGGTAGGCGTATCCTTCTTAGGATATGGTGACCCCGGTGATGGTGTTCCGGCCTCTATTTATACACAGTGTCCGATCGTTCATGAAGGCTCAGTTGCTTTCAATTTCAATGAAGCGACCTCTGTCGATTTCCGTGCGGAAGGGATGAAAGATCCCTGGGAGTCATTCGATAAGGCTGGCGACCCGGATAGTTTTGAATTTGCTATCCCGTCGCCGACAGCTCAGGAGATGCTCGCGTTTTGTGGTGGTTCTGTAAGTGGTGGTAAGTGGAATGCTCCGATTGATATTCCAAATATCCGCAAATCGTTCAAGATACAGACAACACCGTACAAAGGTAAGTATACGGAATATACATTTGCCATTTGTAAAGTCAGTGCCCGCTTGAGTCAGGCTCCGTCTTCAGAACAAACAGACCTTTTGCTAGTTAAATGTACCCGTTTGGCAGCAATTACCTCTGCTGGGCAGCAACGATCTTCGTTCGGTCGGGCGGTGATGAATGTAACCCTTACTCCGGTAACGGCAGTTGCAATCACCGGTACACCCAGAGTTGGTGAAACGCTTATGGCCACCTTGACACCTGCGGAAGCGACTGGTGATTTCCAATGGCAACGTAAAGTGGATGGCCAGGGAGAAGCCCAAGATATTGAGGGGGCTATTGGTGACAGTTATATGATCCAGCCGGAAAATGAAGGCGATAAAATCCTTGTCAAGTTTATGGCAAACGGTTTGTATTCCGGAGAGAAGACAAGCGCAGAAACAGAAGCCGTACAAGCAGCAGAATAATTAAGGACTGTTGTTTAGGTTATCGAAAGCCTCGGAACTATCCGGGGCTTTTATATTTTAATCGAAAATATGAGTGTAAAACAAGTACTCCAGTTAGAAAGTGAATCCGTTTCTTGTCAGCCGGTAACCATTCCGTTTGAATTTACCCGGCTTGAATCATTACCGGAAGGAAAGACGGTAGGGGATAGTATCGCCATAACCCCGATCACTGTCCGCACCTGGTTTCGAATAAAGCCTCTTTTGCTTTATATCGATAAAGAGGATAGAGAAGTTTTGATTGCTGATAAGAATAAAGGATTTTCCAATCAGGTCGCCGAACTGATAGCCAAATATGACGAACTTATCTTTGAAATCGTATGTCTTGGCATTCATAATAAGAAAGGTGATATGCCGGCCTGGTTCCGGGAAGTTCTGAAAGACAACTGTACATGGGAGGATATCTATATCCTTCTGAATGCCGTCTTGTACCGGGTAGGCTGTAACCCTTTTTCTCGTACTATCATAGCGCTGGAAGCTGTGAGCCCGTTAAGCGAAGTGGAGATAATAGCCCTTCAGAAAAACAGCGAGACATGGAAGAAGAAGGCCCTCAAAGCAGCTTCATGTTCTTAGTGACCTGCAACGAGGCTTTCGGCTATTCTCATGAACAAATATTGGATAGCAGCTTTGTTTTGTTGGTCGGCATGCTTCGTGAACGTGGTTATTTGATGAATCGAAGGGTCAAAGATTTTCATTCGGAAGATACGTCAATTAAAGAGGAAGATGGAGAATGGGTTGAAATGGTTGACTTCGATACAGGCCATGTGAAACGGATAAAGAAAGTTTTATCTGCATAACTATATATTACATTGAAAGTAGAGAAAAGGTTTTGTCATAGTGATAAATTTTGATTTGTTTGGTAGTAAGAAAGCCCTGCGGACTGTGAAGTTAGCAGGGCTTTGTTCGTTAAAAAGATATCGGGTAACGTTCCGGATGAATTATGCTGTCAATCTCAAGATCCACATCGATTGCATCCCAACGCAACGATTCTTCATCCGGCATGGTTACATCCAATACATCCGAGACTTTTGCATTTCTAAACCAAGGATATCTGTCATACGATAGATAATATTCCTTTCCTCCTACGAAAAGGAGGATACCGCGTGCATTAATCATTGTTACTTCCGCGGTGGTTGTTCCATTTTTCTCTAATAATACGCTCATGTTTTTGTACCTCCTTTAGTATGTTTGAAATTTCAGTTGAAGAAAAACCTTTATTCTCAGCCAAAGAAATAGAAGGTTCTATCCAAATTTTAGCCTTTTTTTCTGCCTGTCTGATATGTATATGCATTCTGTTTTCTTCTAAAGAGAAGAAAAAGAAACGCATTCCATTTTTATAAAAAACCGTTGGACTCATACAGCAAATATACAAAAGATTCCTGAATACAAATGCTTTTAGTTTATATTTTACCATAAAAGGATTATGGGAATCAAAAATAGGGATGGAGCCTTATTTATGGCTACTGGTATCGACAACTCCGGTTTATACGAAGGGAAACGCGAGGCTATGGGAATTATCAAGACTCTGGCAAGCGAGGTGACCTCTTTTGATATATTCAGTGGTATCGGTATCAGTGCGGCAACTGCTTTTGCACAAGCTGCAAAAAGCTCATACGACTTTGAAAAAGAGTTCCGGAAGAACATGCTGGAAGTGGCGACCATTTCCACGCAGGTGACGGATGATATGACCGGTTTTATGAATCAGGTTATGTCTATAACCCAAGAGATACCGATCAAGGCTCCGGAGGCCGCTAAAGCACTTTATAGTATCGTTTCTGCCGGTCATGATGGGGCAGATGGTATGAAGATTCTAGAAGTTTCGGCTAAAGCAGCCGTGGGAGGGCTTACAGAAACCGAGACGGCAGCCGATGCTGTTACAACGATCTTGAATGCTTATAAGATGTCAGCAGAGGAGGCCGGTACAGTCTCGGATCAGCTTTTTACAACTGTCCGATTGGGTAAGACTACATTTGGCGAATTAGGAGCCTCCATAGCCCAGGTTGCACCTATTGCGGCCGCATACGGGATCAGTATTGATCAGGTGCTGGGTGCAGTCGCTTCATTGACCAAACAAGGAACGCCGACATCGCAGGCAATGACCCAAATCCGGGCTGCTATCCAGGGTACTGCTGGGGAACTTGGGGATGCCGCTTTTCAAGGGCGTACTTTCCAGGAAGCATTGCAGTTGATTAATGAGAAGGCTGGCGGTTCTGCTTCTAAGATGAAGGAAATGTTCGGTACGGATGAAGGATTGGCTGCAACATTGGCTTTGACCGGAAAGAATGCTAAGTCGGCAGCGAGTGATCTCGGAGAGTTACAGAACTCTTTAGGAGCTACGGAAGCCGCGTTTGAGAAGATGAAAGATGCTGCAGACAATCAGCTTACATTGTTGGCTAATAATGTACAGGCCTATTTGCGTCCTTTGGGAGAGAAGATTCTGAAAGAAGTCTCCGATATTGCCAAGGCTTTTAATGAAGCATTTGAGAATAACGATATAGAAGGTACAATATCAAACCTTGAATCGTTGGTAAAGAATGCAGCTGGAGCTTTTCTTTCATATAAAACAGCTATTCTATTAGTTCAGGTAGCTCAACATTCGTATGTAAAATCATCTGCTCTAAGCCGGTTAGCGACAATTCAACATACGACAGCTACAGCATTACTTACCGGTGCTTTAAGAAAACAGGCTGTTGCTATGTTGGCGGCAGGAAAGGCAGCTCTTGCAAACCCATATGTATTAGCTGTGGCAGGTGTTACCGCATTGGGATATGCAATATTCAAACTTGCGACACAGGCTACAGCTTCAGAAAAGGCATTGGCTGCTCATAATAAGAGAGTCGCAGAAATGAGAGAATGGTCTGACGGAATGAGAAGTCAGACGGAAGAAATGTTGGGTGTGTTGCAAGATGAAAATAAGTCCACTTTGCAAAAGGTTGAAGCTTATAAAAAGTTACAAGAGCTTTATCCGAATGAATTGAAGAATCTTTCTCTACAGAAATTCCTTTTAATGGATATGGTTGAAGTCAATAAGATGTTGTCCAAGTCGATAGATGATCGTACTATGGCACAACAACGTGCAACTGTGAATTCCATTGAAGAAGAGATGGCTAAAAATAGTAAACGGATTTCTCAATTAGATAAAAAAAGTTGGATTGACACTAGCTTCCCAGAAGCACTTGAATTACGTCGGTTGCGAAAACGAAATGAGCAGCTAAAGATAGAACATGCGAAAGCAGTAGAGATCGTTGTACAAGGATTAAAAGATCGTACAAAAGCAGAGGCTTTGGTAAATAAACAATCAAAACAAGAAGAGACGAAGTTTGCAAAACCTGTAGATCAGAAAGAACTTGAGAAACAGAAAAAACTTCAAAAGGAACTTTTATCCCTTCGTCGTCAAAACCAGCAATCCGAAATTGACCTAATGAAAGAAGGTTCCGACAAGAAGATCGCCCAGTTGAATCTTGATTATGACAGGGAGTTGGATATTATCCGTGCAAGAGAAAAAGAATGGAGAGAGGCACAAGGAGGAAAGTTGACCAAAAAGCAGACGATTGAGATCCGAATGGCAAAAGTCAATGCTGGGGCCAAATTAGGAAATGCGACATCTGATGTTATCCATGAGCAGATAGAAGCAGAAGAACGCGCCATGAACGAATACCTGAAAGAATATGGTTCATATTTGGAAAAGCGTCAGGCTATCACGGAGCTTTATAATGAGAAGATAGCAAAGGCCACAACGGAAGGTGAACGGCTTTCCCTTGCAGAAGGTATGAAGAAAGAGCTGGCGGACGTGGATAATGAAGCCCAAAAGAGCACCTCCATCATCACCCGGTTGTTTGATGATATGAGTAAAAAGAATATCACCTCTATTCGTGCCATTGCGGATGAAGCGGAAAAATTCTTGTCTTTTCTTGAAAGAGGGGAATATTCATCTGATAATTCATTCGGTATTACCAAAGAGCAGTTTGATGTGCTTCGCAAGTCACCGGATCAGTTGAAGGCCATCAAGGATGAAATAGCCAATGTCCGCCGTGAAGCCGACCAAATGGAAACCTCTTTTAATAAAGTTTCAAATGGCCTAAAAAAGTATTTACCTCTGAAAGTGATGCCAAGAAGTTAAAAGAGGGTTTGGCTGAGATAGAGGAGGGCATGAATGAGATCATGCAGGCCGGACAGTTCCTTTCTGATACGTTTTCGAAGCTCGGAGATTCGTTTGGTGGTGTATTCGGCGGGATAGCCGAAGGCTTCAGTGTGGCTATGGACACTGTAAGTTCTGCAATGAACGGTGCGAAAGCCGGTTCCATGTTCGGACCGATTGGTGCGTCTGCCGGTGCTGCCATTGGCGTAGTTACCTCTTTGGCCGGTGCCATCGCCAAAATCCATGACAAGAAGAACGAGAAACGTATCCAGCGATTGCAGGATCAAATTGATACATTGGATAAATCTTACGGTAAGTTGGAAAAGTCAATCGAGAAGGCCTATTCAAAGGATGCTTCCAAAATGATTGAGCAGAACAACAAGCTGCTGGAGCAACAGAAGATCCTTATCCAGCAACAGATCAGAGAGGAACAGGACAAGAAAAAAACTGATGACAGCCGTATCAAGGAGTGGCAGGAACAAATCGAGGAAATCAACGACGTTATAGCAGAAAACAAGGAGAAGGCCAAAGATGCCATCTTCGGGGAAAACCTGAAATCCGCCATTGACAACTTCGCTAACGCACAAGCCGAAGCATGGGCTTCCGGTGAAGACCGGGCAGAATCGGCGAAAGATACCGTCAAGAAGATGATGCGGCAGATGGTCACAGAATCCATCAAGGCTGCAACGGAATCTTCCGGTGCAATGGAGAAGATTCGTGACAAGCTGAAGGAGTTCTATGCCGACAATGTCCTTTCCGGCTGGGAACAGGATTATATCTATAATATGGCGGAAGAACTGCAAAAGGAGATTGACAGGCAGTTCGGTTGGGCTGATAGCCTGATGAAAGATAAGGTGGAAGAGCCGGAGAAAGAAGAAGATATATCCGAAAACTCCCTGAAAGGCGCGTATGCCAAAGCCTCGCAGGAGAGCATCGACCTGTTGGCTGGACAGACCGGGGCCGTCCGTATCCTGCTGGAAGATATCCGTGGCGGTATGCAACCGATCCGTGAACAAATGAGGCTGATCTATGATATGCAATCCAGAGGTTGGGAAGATGTGAAGGCCATCCGCGAACTATCAGATAAAGTGGAAAAGAATACCGATCGGATCGCCGAGAATACGAGAGAGATCAAAGAGGTTGCCGGTAAGATATCGGAAAACACTAGAGGCACGGTTGATGCCCTGGAAGGTACTATTAACGTAAAAGTAAAAATGTAACATGATGGACAAAGAGTTTTTTGAGATCGCAAACCGGTTAGGTGCCTGTAGGTTGTTGCATGGCACGGAAAACAAAGAAGAGCTTATGCGCCTTCTGCTGACGCCGCAGGGTACGGAGTTCTGCACGAAGAATAATTTCCCGTCTATGGAACAATTACGGGAGTTCCGGGGCAAGAAGGCCGAAAGCATGGGTATCTATATCGAGACGGACGTGAAACTGACGAATCCGGTGAAGGTATTCTTGGCCGGTTCCAAGGCAATCCTTCATTTTGATACGATCGGCCGCTACAACGTGATCCTGATGCACGGGGCGGAAGCCGAGATCCATGCGAGTAACTATGCCGTGGTGTTCGTAAAGAACGCTGGCGGTAAGGTAATAACTCATAAAGACCATACAGCACGTGTATTATGACAATAGATGGAAAAGACGTATATACTGAATGGGGATGTAAATTATTGGAAGGTTCTTTTGATGATCTTCTGAAATACCCCAAACGTAAGGCAGTCAAATATGACAACTGGGCGGAAGCCGACGGAATCGATCCCGATCTCTCGGTTGTGGAGTTCGAACCTAAGACCGTCAAGTTGAAATTCCTCATGAAGGCAGAAACGCTTGAGCAGTTCTGGTCTGGGTATAGAAAGTTTGTTGCTGATCTGTCCGCACCGGGCTATCGGGAATTCAATCTTATTGCCGGTATGACCAACCGCTTACGATTCAATGCCGGCTCTTCTCACGAACAGCCTGTGCCATTTAATGCAGGGGAGAACGTATCTGTGTTTGAACTTTCTTTTGTCGAGGACAATCATGCCATTTATCCGGCAACTCCGGCCGGCGGTATCGGGCTTCGCGGGCAGTATGCGATTAATGGGATAGACTTTGCAGACTTCGGTATAGGATCGGACGATAACCAGGAGGACATCTTGAAATATCCTGCGGTTAAGGCGCCGTTCACCGATGGCCGTACGGTAGACCTTTCGACAATCAAAACCCTGCATCGGGAAATAAAACTGTCCCTTTGGATGTTGGCCGGCAGTGTGGAAGAGTTTCTGAATAACTATCGGGCATTCTTTAGCCAGATATCCGGTGTAGGAAATCAGGAATTATATATTAAGACATTGGATGGTATCATTCAGGTGTACTATACGGATTGCCCGTCCTTTTCTGTGGAAGTCTGGCTGGAGAACCGGATAGGGGCAAGATTCACTATTTCTGTTGTTGCTCCCGTAGTGAGTTGGATAGATGCCGGCGGTGATGTTCGTTACCGTGTGCTGAAGGATCCGGATTTGGGGTTATTGGCAGACGAGCAAGGTAGAATAATAGTTTTCAATTGATATGGCAGAAGAATTTGAAATAATCAGGGCTAATTTGCTTCCGGCAGCCGGAACAATAACCGATAATGATATGATCCTGATCATTCAGGGTGGGAGACCTAAGCGTGCTTTGCCCTCTGCAATGAAAGGTAAACAGGGCGATCCCGGCCTTAGTGCGTTTTTAGGGATAAACGATAAATACATCCTTTGGAAACAAGGAGCTAATGGTGCTTGGCAGAATCTGTTGGAAATTGAGAAAATTCGTGGGCCGAAAGGAGAGAAGCCGGTTTTTCGAAAGTTGAACGGTACGCTTCAAATGAAATACGAAGGTGAGCCGGATAGTGCATACGTGGATATTTTCGACCGTGAAGAATTGAAAATGAAGTTTTCCGATCTGACGCCAGCAGAAGTGGATCAATTGAAACTGCATTTTTCTGATCTGACAGAGACTGATAAGGCCGAACTTATGAAGCCGGCAACGGATGCGGCAAAAGAGGTTCGTGAACAGATGTCCCAAATTAAGGAGGAAGCTAATACTGCTATATCGAATGTAAACACCGCAAAAGTGAGCGCAGAGGCGGCAACCAAGGCTGCAAATGATGCCGCAGCTTTAGCAAATGCCGCAGCTGGTCAAGCAACTCAATCTGCCGGAGATGCTGATGCAGCGACCAAATTGGCTGTTGCTGCCGCTGCATTGGCGGAGGAAAAAGCCGGTATAGCCAATACCGCAGCCGAGAATGCCGATACCGCAGCAGCTTCAGCCAATATGGCAAAGGAAGAAGCAGATAAAGCAACTGTTGAAGCCAATATAGCCGCAGGAAAGGCCAATGATGCCGCAGGAAAGGCTGACACAGCAACATTAAATGCCAATACCGCAACGGATAAAGCGAATGAAGCAGCATCCTCGGCTACAACTGCCGCTGAAAATGCTAATGCGGCTGTAGAGCGTGCGGATGATACCATAGCTTCTGCCGAGACTGCTACAAAATCGGCGACGGATGCAGCTTTGGCCGCAAACACGGCAAAAGAAAATGCAGACAAGGCGGCAAATACAGCCAATGTTGCCGCTACTCTGGCCAATGAAAAGGCAGGGCTGGCGGATACGGCTGCTTTGGCTGCTAATGCAGCAAAGGAAGATACCATAGTCGCAACCGGCAAGGCCAACACAGCCGCCGACCGCGCCAATCGTGCAGCCGAAGCCGCCGAAGGAGTCATCAGTGGACTGCAACCCGACTGGAACGTTACCGATCCTGTCAATAAGAACTACATCAAGAACAAACCGGAGATCCCGACGTTGGAGGCTAT